CAAACTGTCTTCTAGCCTCAGTTGCTACACCTTTAGCCTGTAGCTCGTTTACCCATGTTGTCATATAAGCCATTAGATCATCCATTCGTGAGACAGCCACACCGTGCATGGACATCTGTTTACGTAGTTCTTCTTTAGAAGTAACCGCTGTTAGTGGGATTGTAAACTCTCTAACCCCGTCTTTAGGTAGGTGAAGTCTAACTACTACTGCCTCACCCATTTCTACATCTGATATGCGTTTAATAATATATAGGTCATTGTGGTACACAACCTTTTCATCAGGATCGCCCTCTGCATTGGTAGTACGTATGTAAACTCCACCATTGGTGCCTCTAAAGAATGGCCTTGGGTACGTCGGAATCACATAGGTAGTAGTAGGTGAGTCAGGTAAGTCCATCTCAGGAACCTCTACTATGTTATCTTCTTCGGTTGCCTCTACCACGCTACTACCTAGCACTATAGGAGACTTAACCTTACCCCAGTTAGGACACTTCGGGCACACGTCAGGATTAAACTCATCAAAAGAAGTACATAGGTATGGGCCTTTAATCAGTTCCATCTTGTCCCGTGTATCTTCTGGAGAATAACCTTCATGGTTCTTGGAGATGTTCTTTGCCGCAGAGTTAGCATCTACGCAGAACTTCGCGATAGACAGTCCCGCTCTCCACATAGGCTCACTGCAATTCTCTTGGTCTTTCCATATAGTCTTTAACTGTTCACACCCAGTACCTTTCATAGTCTTAACTATAATGTCTTTAAAGGTATTCTGTTTGTTACCCATGAGGGCATTCATAACAGAATTAGCTCCAGAAGGTACCATCCGCTTAGGAACTGGTATCATCCCACCACCAAGTAATACAGAGAACTTGTCAAAGTCCAATGGTTCAGGAACGTCAGACGCTAGAAACTCTACGGGAGAAGGAGGGGTGGTCTTATAGTTATGTGTAGTAGGTACACGTAGTACCCTAGCGGCATCGGCAGTTACCGCAGGATCGGCCAGTAACTTATGTTCAGCGCATAACTTCTTTAGACGCTCTGCTACAGGAAGCCAATCATCTATACCTATAGCCTCAGACAAGAACCAGTACGCATGTACACCCCTACCAGAATTGACTAGTTTGGGTTTAGGTAGTGATAACGTCTTACAGAATCCCTGCAATGCTTTGAGGGCTTCATCTTGATTTGGGTAGTCTTTAGTTTCTCCACAATCTAAATCTAGAAAGAAAGACTTTAGTTGTTTAACATTACTAACTTTACGTGAATTTGATTCATTAAATGTACTAAGTGCAAAATAAGAATCATATCCCTTACTGTCTAGGTCACGGGCCGCGTCTGCCATGTCACCTATAGAGGTATAGAACTTCTGTGTCCGCTTATCATCTTTAGTGCGGAACGCGAACAAGCAGTAGTACCCTTCATCCCCTCATGTTTTCCTTAAAAAATCTTCTGTATTCATAATAAGTACCTAATTCCGAGAGGTACCATAGCAGGGGCGTTTGCACGCCCTTTTCGGTAGTCATCCTAGCTATGGGTATGGTCTTACAACGGGAGACTATTAGTCGTCCCAGTCAGCTACTATGTCAGCCAACGCATCATCAGTCGCTTTTGGTGCAGGTGTTGTTTTCTTAACTACTTTCTTTGGTTCTTTTACTTTAGTGGATTCATCGTCCCCAAACAACTCATCACTAATTACGGGTGTTTCCACTGGAGCGGTAGCCACCACTTCAAACGGGTTCTCCTCAGAGGAGAACTGGAACCCACCTTCTACAGCGCCAAACGGAGATGCGGCTTCCATAGGCACGTACTTAATTACCTGAACTGCCCGTAGTCTAAGGGACACACCTGCCTCACGCATGTTATACGGGGTAAATGTAACTGCAACATTCACAGTGCTACCCGTTGTAAGCATGAAGTCGTCTGGTAGTTTAACGCTTTTTGCATCGTACTGTACAGGCTTAAACGTAGCGTCTTTACCATAGGCACCTTTTAGGGATGCTTTATGTGTATAAGTGCCGTCTTCTTCTTTCTTGAAAGGCATGTCAAACTTGTCAGGCCAACCCTTCTCTTTCTTTGATTCGTACGCTTTTACCATCTCTACAAACAGAGCCTTAGCTTGGGCTTTATCCATGCGAAAACGAGTTTCGTACTTAGCGCCTTCATCAAATGCGTCACACGGTACTGTGCGATTCTCCGCATTGTCGAACTTATAAGTCTTGTTGATACGAGGCCATAGGGCTTCGACGTTTGATACTACATATTGATTATTTAAAACGGCCATAATATTTTCCTAAGTTTTTAGTTTGCGTTTATCTCGAAACCTTCAACCGCTGAGAACGGTGATACAGGTTCACTTGTTATTGGGACAGTTAGTGTGATCGCCCGTAATGTATCTTCGTGGTCGATCATTTCACATACTGCCGCATAAGTGTCCGCGTCTAGTCGGTCTACTGGTTTAAAGTAAAGTTTTGGTACAACACTATCCCTATCAAAGTATATATTGGTAGTGATAGCAACTATCGGGGTATCGTGTTTAGACAAGAGCCGAGCATAATTCTGCATTCCCATAGCCCCACCTTTGTCGTTACCGAATATTGAGGTAGCAGGTATCTGCAACTGGTACACCTCATCGGGCTTATCCCCAAATACAACTGCTAGTCGTTGTGAGAACCGACAAGCCCTACCCCCATACTGACCTGATCCTCTAATGTTTTGAGGACAGTCCATACAACGCATAGCTTGCCGTTGATCTTGGGGTACTTCTTTTGCAGGTACCTGTGTGTCAGAAGACCAACACGTAGGTACCGCTACCCTGTTAGGGTCATACGCATCGCCATAGTAAGCGCGAGATACTGAGGCGGCATTAATTACTACCACTTCTATAGAACCTGAGTCGTCCGCACTAATTTTTGTACCCCCAACTACAAAGGTAAACTCGCCACCCTGTATGCTGATTCGACGTAGATTAGTATTACTCATTAAGCGTCATCATCCAAGTCTAGTTCTAACTGTTCAAACTCCCCTAACTCTTCCTCAAAGGGGACACTTTGGCTTGCTATCTTAGGTGCTCCAACCAAAGCGTTTTCAACGTCCGCGATATTAAAGCGGTAGGTCGTTCCTACTTTTACATAGGTATTAGGTGGAATCTTATCTTGCCTTACCCACGCACGGATGGTGGATAACGAAACAGAAAAGTGTTTAGCCACCTTCTCTATAGGTACAAATACTTCTGACATCATTTTCTCCTTACTGATACTACGTATTCTGAATCTACATTAAGCCCTTTAGGTACTAGGGCAGGATTTTCTTCTAGAAACTGTTTCATGTTCGTTTGGTTGAGTCGCTTATCAAGTAACTCAGGTGCGCCATGCTCTAATACAAACTCATGCATGTTGCTCCAATCGCTAGTCCAATACCTAGTCTTAGCAGACCTATAAAACAATCCCTCCGAAGACTTAACGCTATCAACACCCTGCTCCTTACAGTAGTCAAGTAATGCTCTCTTAACCTTATCTAACTGTTCGGCCAGTTTGCCGTCTTCTTCTTTAAATGCCGCTGAAAGTTCTGACCGCCTATCCTTAATCTTCAAGTATATTCTGGTTAACTTTTCAGCAGTGGACTTACCTTCCTCACTCATCGCACGCTCCTTTTATTAACGGGATGTTCACTTTAGTGAGTTATTATACACTAGTCAAGTATTTCTTTGTAAAGATCAATCATTTTTGTGTGTACATCTATTCTATTATCTAATAATGAGTAAACACGTTTCTCTGCGTGGGAACCTTGGAGCTGCACGACGGTACATTTGTGGTCTTGTCCTGACCTGTGTACACGAGCGTTAGCTTGAGCGTATGTCTCCAAAGAACTAGTCGGTGCCCACCACACTACTGTGTTAGCCGCAGTTAATGTAACACCATGTGCCGCTGACTGAGGCTGTATAACTAAAACCTTTGGGTCATCCTGTTCTTGGAACCTTTTAAATATGTCGGTGCGTTTCGGTGCAGGTACGTCACCTCTAATTACTTCCGTGGATATACCGTCTTCTCGTAACTTGGTGGTTAGCATGTCAATGGTGTGCTTAAATGGTACGAACACTAATACTTTCTTACTAGACTCATCTATAACTTCTCGTAACACCTTATACCGTGGAGCAATATCAAACTCTAACGCATCCCCCTTGTCGGTATACACTGCACCTGCGGATATCTGTAGTAACTTATTCATGTTGACCGCCGCATTAGCCGCTGTGATCTGTTCACCTGCCGCTTGCATGACCATCTTATTCTTTAGTTCTTTATAGTATTTTATCTGTTGTCGCGTTAATGCTACTTCTCGCTTGACGTATACCATAGGTGGTAGGTCTAGACATTCTTCTTTAGTGAACCTGATCGCAGGTTGTAATACTCTATGTACCGTAGCAGTGGCGTCCTCTTTTGGTACCCACTTAAAGTTTGTAACCTTAGCCATAACCTGATCTCGGAATGACCCAAAGAACCTAGGCACTCCAGTGGGGTTAACTAGTTTAGCTATGCCGTACGCATCAGTAGGACTTTGTGCCGCAGGAGTGCCTGTCATCATCCATAGCCACGTACTAGGGCCAACTAACTTAGCTAAGGTTTTCCACCGTTTAGTCTGAGGGTTCTTATAGTGGGTAGCCTCATCTACAATGATAAGATCAAACCCTCCGTTAGCTACCGCGTCCGCTACTATCTCTAC